AAGATCTGGGCACGCCCAACATCTCGAAATGCCTCTACCACACGGAGTTCTGATTCTATTTCTTGAATTCTAGTTTTCATAATTAACAGTTCCAAGCTCTAAGGGATTTGTTTATTCTACTATCTGGATCAGATGCAGTCTTTTTGGAAGTAAGTTTCTTCTTCATGCCTTTCATTCTAGCACAGAAACTTGCTCTTCGCTTGTTTCCTTTTTTCTTTGATGGTGCTTTGAGATCTGAACCAGGATTCTCACGTTCGTAAGACTTCCTTCCTTTCTCGTTTAGACCACCAGATTTTTTCTTGCCTTCTTTACGTTGCCATGCAGACTCTTTATGTGTCTCACCTTTCATCAACATTCCATCAGGCATCACATGATAACCCTTTGGTATGGGTTTACATTTTTGCTCATCATTACAGAAGTATTCTCCTTTACCACATTTCTTTGCTTCCAGTTGAACTTCTTCATTTTTCTTTTTATTCTTATGCTTCCATGCAGTTGCATAAGCAATACCTTCTTCACCCTTTGTCAAGTTGCCATCCTTAGAATATGATTTCTTGATATGTTTTACCATTCTATCATACTTTGCACCTTTTGGTGCTTCCTCAGCAAACGCAGCATTTATTGAAGGTGTAGGACCTTGCTTGTCTTGGTCAGATTCATAGTACCCATCATCAGGTACATGCTTTTTCTTTGCCTTAACTTTTTTCTTAACTGCTTCAGTTGTCAGCACAACAGGTCCGTCAGTTGGATCTGACTCATGAAACTTCGTCACCCTACTGCCAGGATAAACACTATTTGCTATCTTCTGTGCACCAGGTCTTTGAAGTTTTTGTAACTTAGACCTAAAGACAGTGATATCATATTCTCTACCTCTCCAAATAAGAGAGAGAACATAGTATCTTCCATACATTGTAGGGATTCTTGTTGTCATCTAGTGAAACCGATTTTTGCTACCTTAACTGATGCACCGCCAGCTGATGCTGTTAATGTATCTGTTGCATCTTTTTCAAATACTTCCACTGTTCCATTAAGAACTGTGGCACTACCAATGGTATTACCACCAGAGTCTTTTCTTGTGATTACAGATACACCACTATGTCCATTGTACAAACGAACAAGAGTTGCATTACCCACGTTAGATGGGTTAGTAAGGTCTGTCTCAGCGGCTAATACGTGAATTACCATGATAGAATACTTCCTTTACTTTTTTATTTATCTTTCTTCTTAGATGCATCTTTTAGCATCTTTTGAAGATCAGCAGTGCTGCCAACAAATAATGAATTGTTAGTCACTACTTTCTTAGCACTCTCTTCTTTGACAGCTTTCTTGTCTTTCTGTAGTGCCATTAATTTGTCGGCTACATCTCCGACGTGCTTGATGAGTTGTCCAGCAACTTCGTATGCTCTAGGGTGATCAGAAGACATAGCCAAATCAAGAGCACCATTGACAGCTTCTTGTCCTTTGTCCACAAGCTGATAAAGATTTCCTCGTGCATATTCATAATCATCCTGTACTTGATCTTGTGTTTCCACCTTTTTAGGTGTTTCTTTCTTTGGAACGATCTCCTCCCCTACTGCTTCAACAGTATTGAATGCTTGATCTAATCCTGACATCTCTTCGTTATTCATATACGCTAGTCATCTCACTAAATCCGAAGTCATCACCACTAGTTAATAGTGCATCATCTACACTATCTATAATATCTACTGGAGTAGCAGCTGCTGCGGCCGCTGCAGTAGTACCATTCTGTGCTCGACGAACAGATAGTTTATTTGGTGAAGTCTTACTCTTGACATACATCACTTCATTTCCAACCTCAATATAAGATTGGGTAGGAATGCTGCTGTAGTCTGCAACTTCGATAGTTAGATTTCTTGCGGTGATAGCACCTGCAAGTTCTGTAGTTCCATCCTTGTCTTTGTCTGTAAGTGCCTTCGGTGTGACTTGATATGCAACCTGTCTAGTAGATGTAGAAGAAGGCATAGTAGTATAGATATCTGCTTTTGCTTTCTTGATAGGAGCTGCAGTTCCAACAGGTCCGAAGATGTATGCTTTGACTGTAAATTGCATAGTGATCAAAGTAATCTTTCTATCATCGAAAGTTCCTTCGTAGTCATCACTATAAGAAACACTATTTAAAATAATAGGAACATCTCTAAAGTCATTCATATCATCAACCAACTTAATAGTCATTTGGAATGATGGTTGGAATACTGGTAGTATCTGCTCCATGATCTCTAGAGACTCATCATTAGTTTTTGATATTACATTTAATTCAAAATCAATATTATATGGTACAGGTGTAAACTGTTTCTTGACTGCATTGTTAGTATCAGCCTTAAGAGTTAATGTAGTTGGTGCAAGTTTTCTAGAACTATCGTATGATATTCCTGTCATTTCAAATGACAAACGGGGAACTGTGATCGCAACCTTCTGGTTTAGATCTGCCTGTTGTTCTAGTCTTGCTAAAAATTTCTGTCGAGGACCGTATGCCAAGGGCACTTTCATCCTACTGTATACTGAGCCGTCTTTGTTTTCCTTACGGACTTCTATGTTATTGAAGAGCGTACCAAATCCTATTACGCACTTTCTAATAATCTTATTATATGTGTATGTCCCTAACATATTAAGTCATTACTCCAAATGGGTTTGTTTCACTAAAGTCTAAAATATCGTCACCGAGATTTTCAAAGGTAACACTATCAGAATATTTAGTATCTGTTGTTGCCATCTCATCCCTATTATCTAGCACCATGGTAGCACCAGAGTCTGAACCCATAATGGTTTCACCTATAGCGAAAGTAGCAGTTGGCGATTTAAGTTTGATCCAACCTTCTTGTGCATCCCACTCAACCATCTGAGCTGTTGCACCAGTAGTACCACCAGTAACTGTTTCTGGTACTGTGAAAGTTCCAGATATTCCTTGTGGTGCAGCAGTAAATGCCATTGTTGCAGCTGTATAACCAGTACCTGCATTAGTAATATCTATAAGTTTAACACTTCTGTAACCAGATCCACCATTTAAAATATTGATTGCAGTCAATACTCCATTGGTAAAAGTTGGTGTGATGGTTGCCTTTACACCACCAGCATCAGGATCAGTTATCTGAAGAGTTGCTCTATCTTCATCATATCCCTCTCCACCATCTACTATGTTTACAGACATGAGTTGTCCTTGATTAACAATCCCTCTTATGACTGCAGATTTAGTTGGTGATCCACCAGACACAGTAATGTTTGTCATGAATGCAGTAGCAGCTGCATTGGATCCATTACCAGAAATAGTAATTGCAGGTGTCTCATTATATTTGCTACCATTGTTAGTGATATAGATCTGATCAATACCACCATTGTCAATAACTGGAGTTCCAGTTGCAGTGACACCATTGGTTGTAAGATAGTAATGCTTAACAGTATATCCGTAATCAATAAGATCCTCATCACCTTCAAATAGATCACCTTGCTCGTTGCTGTATTCAAAGAGCTCACACTTAAGTTTATAAACATAACCTTTACCAAGTTGGTAGAAAGGTTCTTCATGTTCTACAAATTTAATCTCAAAGAAATTGCTAGTTATTGGGAAGTATATTAGATCTCCTTCTTGTGGTCTTTCTCCAACTTCAATAGTTGTTCCTTTATCTAGAAGTAAGAACTGAGAAATTAAATCTGAAAATCTTTGTTGAGAGATTACCAAAGTTAATTCATCTGTTTGTCTGATACCAAACTTAGTCATCAAATCTCCACCACCTTGGAACCCATCAAAGTTTTCTAGGTAGCCTTCTATAATATATGCATCATCAAATTCAGAAATACTTTCTTCATTAAAAACACCATCCTTCATAACCATCTTACGAGGGCAGTAAAGGACATCCATCCCAAACATTTTGAGATGTTCTTCTACTAGGTTCTGCAATAGAAACTGTTCGTTCCTAGTGCCATGAGTAAAGTATGTAGATCTTGCCATTAGCCAATCATGTCGAGTGGAGGTGTCTCATATTGAGATATCATTTCTTCTTCTAGTTTTGCTACTTTCTCTTTACCTTCGTTGTATATAAACTCTCCGTTCATTGTAATTCCACCAGGCAACTGAGCTCCTTGAAACTTAATTAAGTTTGCACCCCACTGTCTTTGTATAAGTGCAGATACATATCTTTTCATCCAAAGATCATTGTAAACTGCAGATGTATTTGTAGGATCTAGTGCACGATAGACCTCAAGAACTAAGAAGTCTCCATCATTCACATCAGTTTTAAAATCTAAATCTAGATATAATCTATCTCCTCTCATCTGGAATCTAGTTTGCTTCTGTCCTTCTAAGAGATAGTAGATATCCTCTAGTCTTCTATTAACCATCTCATAGGTTAAAATTTCTGTGTTAGTTAGATCCCATAGATCATTCAATCTCCACTGATATCTAACATCAAATAAATTAGTTACGTTCTTAGATTGGAATGGAAATACTTTTATAACACTAGTAACATGCTCAGGAACTTTAAGATAATTATTCTGTTCCTTCCAGTCAACTGCTAGTGCTGATGATGTTGCAGCTGTTACTTGAGTAGTAGTGTCAGTTGTCATGGCATCAATCATGGCCTGAGTAAACTGAACTTTTAGATGGGTTCTAATGTAACCATCCATATGTCTTTCATTATAAAATTGGATAGCATCATCTACTAGATCAGATATCTGATCATCTTCAATATTAATTTCTAAAACAGGAGCACCGTTCTGACGCAATGCGTAGTCGATAAGTCCTTCTCTTGTTGATGGTGAAGCCATGTTATACAGGATTAACGTTGAATCTAATTCTTACATAATAAAGAGTATTCGCACTAAGCGTCACAGCATTAGGAAGAGTGTAAGATAATTTGTTTACACTGTTGTCTCTAGATTCATGTACTATATTAGTAAATGTAACTGCTGGTGAGAACTGCCAGAATGTTGATGTGTGTTGGAAACCACTCTTCACTTGTGCAGTCAACGCTGTAACAGTAGGATTGAATGCAGGTGTGATAGTTTGGATATCTGGTTGATCAACGAATGGAGTTGTAAATGATGATGCAATTGAGTATGCACTTTGCAAACTATTCTGATCCCTGAACTTAACCTGAACTGAATACTGAGTATCAAATTCAAGAACTCCTGCAGGTACTGTGAGACTAGTTTTATTTGCACTGTCTCCATTAACATTTATATTGTTAGTATCATAGACAGTTACGTTGTCACTAACTCTTCTAATTCTCCAGTAGGAAGAACTATGTGTTGAGCCTGCATATTCTTGAACAAATGCAGATGTAGTAATAACTGGTTCTCTTGATAAAGTCTTAGTAGTATCTGGATCTATAAATGGTGTAACTGTAGTTGGAGCAGATACAAACTCAGATTCATTAACAGTTAAAGTGGCAGCTGTAGATGTTACAGAAGTTGCATTAGTGTTTGATAGAACACAACGGAATTGTTCTGATGGATTAGTTGGGTATGTTGTTGCGGGTGTTGTATATGACGCTGAGTTTGCACCATTAATAGCACTCCAATTTGCTCCACTATCAGTTGATATCTGCCACTGATATGTAATGGAACCACTAGTAATAGCAGCAGTCACACTGAAACTTGCAGTCTGTCCCTCAATAACAGCAGTGTTTTGAGGTTGTTGACTGATAGTGATAACACGCAATACAGTCTGTAATGCAAAACCAGAAGTTATAGGTGCAGCAGATCCAACAAGAGATACGATACATTGGAAACGATCGTTATTATCATCAGCAAATATTAAAGTTCCAGTTGTATATGAATCTGTTGTTCCACCTGTACCAGTAGAAACATTTGCATAGTTTGCACCACCATCATCAGATTTTTGCCACTGGTATGTTGGAGTTCCACTACTTGTTGATGCCGATATAGTGAAGTTACTGGTAGCACCTTCATTAGATGTTACGTTAGATGGTTGTGCGGTAATAGAAAATGTTCTTTGTACAGTCAGAGTTACAGCATTCGTATATGCCTTGACAGTTGCACCAACTGCATCTAACTCACAACGATACTGATCAGCATTATCTGTAGCATATACTGTGCCAGCAGTTGTATAGCTTGAACT